CTGGTCGGGTGTGTAAGTGCTTTGAACACCTTAATCTAAGGAGACAAAGATGTCCGAAAGACATACAAACACTATATGCAACCGCCTATCTATTCTAGGACTGAAACAAGTCCAGGTCCACTGTCTGATGGATACCATTGAAAAATGGATCCGATCTGAAGGGGCTGAAAATGCTGTCAAAAGACTTAAGTCCATCAAAACGGCTTATGTCCAAACAGTGTTTGAACGCCGTAGAGTAGTGGTTCCTTGGGTAGCCCATAACTCCAAAACCGTGAAAGGTCCTTTTAAGGTCCTTTTCCGGCTAGGGGCGACGGGTAACCCAAAGAAGATTCAGCGGGCACTTAGTGCTTTGCTAGTCTACACTACGCAAGTGTCACAAGTCATGACACCTACCCAGAGAGCTAAGTTCTTTAGTTCTGTATTGGCGCCCGTAACTACTAAGGAGGAATTCCTTAGCAAGTCCGGGATAACAGAAGCTGACTATCAGTCAGCCCTGGAGCGGTGGATACCCACTTTATTTCAAACGTCTGATGGCTTACGGCACTCAGACGGATGGAAGAAGAGTCTGGTATTCAACCTGGCCAGAGTTAACATCAGCGACTTCGTTGAAAGACGAGGTCCAATGTTGCTCGGCCACGGTACGAAACTATGGGCTAAAAGTGATTTTGGTATCACTACCATGTTTCCCTTTATCCAAGGGAAGCAAGATCTGATTTTTAAGGACTGGAAGGAATTCCAGTACCTTAATCCTGTCTTTTTGGCAGGAGGGGAGATGCCGGCTGGAAGGCTAGCATTTCTGCAAGAACCTGGGTATAAACTCAGAGCTATTGCGAACCCGAATCCGATTCTAAATTACTGTATTAGTCCACTCAAAAAGTACCTTTTGGGTATTTTAGAGAAGCACGAAGCAGACTGCACACATGATCAAATGAAGGGAGTTACTTGGGCCCAAACTCAATTGAGTCTCGACCGTCAGGTCGCCTCAGTTGACCTTTCTGATGCTACCAACCTGTATCCATTTTGGATGCAGGAAGATGTATTGAAAGGCATCTACAACTTCGCCTTGAAGGAGGCTAGGTTGGCAGTTGATGAGGGCTACATAACTTCCCAGAATGCGAAACATCACATGAGTGTGTTCAAAGAACAACTCGTGTTGTTTTCCAAGTTGGCTTCATCTCCATGGTATGATCCTACCCCAGGCCTTAAGGCTGGGGAGAGGATTGTTAAATGGAGTAAAGGCCAACCTCTAGGTCTCGGGCCTTCATTCCCGTCCTTCGCCTTAGCACATCACTTTATGTGTGTGCTGAGTGGACTTGGTCCATCGCAGTATCGAATCTTAGGAGACGATATCGTGATGGATGGGTTAAAAGCCGACAAGTACATTGACCTTATGGTCAACGCAGGATGTAAGATCTCTATGGATAAGTCGATGTTCAGTCGACATGCTGCGGAATTTGCATCCCGCATCATCACCCGTGACCGGGTGTACATCCAGAACAAATGGCGCGAGCCATCTGACAGATCTTTCATAGACCTAGCCAGGAACCTTGAGCCAACCTCTGTGGG